GCTGAAAAGTGCGTACGGCCTGCTATGTGTAATGTGTGGAAGCCGATGCGGAGGGAGCCTGGGCTTACTAACACCAGGTCCTTTGATGCTAGGATTCCACAACAGGAACAACATAAGCAAAGATAAGGTTGATGTCCAACTCACAATGCCAGGAAGCTCATTTAATATCGCTGTGCCCGTTGCTGAAAAGCACGAACCTCTGACTTTAGGAAAATACCGGCGGTATGCCAGTACATTGCAGACAAGCACCGTGCTGCGCAATGTGCCTGAGACGGCATTGAAGGTTACTGTGTACAAGATAGGTACAGGTGGTGACGTAAATATACCGGAAAACGAAAAAAATGAAAAACGTAAAAAAGAAAAAAACAAAATGGCGGCAACAACCGCAATTGATGTTGTGGGTGTGGGGGCGTACCCTCCTGTGATGGCTAGAAAGGGCGGCGATATACCTGCCGTCTCACAGAGAGTCCAAGTGACTGAATCGTTATTCAACGATTTTACATCTAGCGCTCGAAAATACACAGGATTTAGTGGTGACTTCAAGCAGTGCGACCTGAGTGGCTTAATTGCACGGTTGGCTGCGGGAATTGCGCTCTTTACGACCACGGGCAAGCTGACGGCTGCAGATTTGACTGCAGGTCAAGCTGTGCGAGTTGGAGCTATGGGGTTTTCAGTTGGTCCGGTGACCAATGGCACCGGCAACGTTTGGCTATCACAAAATGTCGATGACCCAACTTCACCTAATGTGCTTTTTGCTATCGCATGCGCAACAACTGGTGCAGGCGGGACGTTGATCACTGACTGTGTGGCTTTAAACGCTGAAAATCGTCCGATACTCGTGACTGTAGAAGATGAGGAGCTAGTCTGGGGCTGTTATAATGCGCTGCGTATTATAGGGAGCAACTACAGCCAGAACGACTGCGGTAGTGTGTTTGCATACGCTGTCACAGTAGGGCTTCATGGTGTCTTAAGTGTGGTTGGCCAAACAGACGAAGGAGCGTATATGCGCAAGGTCTTGCGTCGGTTGAATTTCTGTGCACCTTATGGTGGTATACGGTCGGATTTGCGTGGTTGGGAAGGATTACCTAGACCAACAGTGCCCAGTGTGGAGGGTTGGACTGCCTTAGTTGACAACATCCTGCTGGTGACTGCTGCGTGCGTAAGTGTGGCAGACCCGTGTGTGATAGTTAATGGCAGGACATTCCCGTCGATTTTTGCAAGCGACCAAGCCGTTGTGGGTGATTCAGGGGTCTTTGAAGACGGCAGCGACGCCGACGCACTCGATTTGGCTCATAAGATTTATGCGTCATCAGGGCCTTTTTGTCGTAACTACATATCTGCCTTAGCACGTGTTTTCGACTTCACCCAGAGTGCTGTGAACGTGGCGGCACAACATTTCACTGCTGCTTTCGGTCATAACACGGCACCTGACCGCCACCTAAAACTGAAAGTTGCGGCGCCCTTCTTTTGGATTGAACCGACTGGAGTCCTGGACAATGAGATGTCTGAATACGCTGCTTGCCGAGCAGGCTATGGTCCTTTGTGCACTTTTAATGAGTCCAAAACTCACAAATGGTTCGATGAAGCACGATGCGTTGACCGTCAAGGTGGTGTGGCTGTGTATGAAGCGCGTTGGCGTTCTGCACGTACTAGTCATATCATGACGCACTTAGGAAATCATGCTGAGGACGGATTGGCGTATGGACGAATAATTGCATCGGACCCTTCCCTGTGGGTGAATGTGGGTGGAACATCGAAACCATTCGCGGCCCGAATGACAACGGGAGATGACCTTGCGTCGTATGCCTGGCGTCGGAGCGATGTAGCAATATGTGCACCTGCGGAGATGATGTATACAGGAACTGCGATCCGCATGGTGGTGAAGGAGAGTACGATAGACGAGACGACTTGGCGGGCAACGGCGGCCCATTTCCCCACCAGCGATGAGATACTGGGTGGAGGGGTGACGTATACGGTGACCCGCATGGCCCCTTTAGGAGTGGGCGAGATAGGACCGAGTCGTAGTGCTAAGCGAGTTTTGACCGGTGGTGCGCGAGCATTGAGTGATGCGCGCTATCACGCTCGTGATTCTCTACGCCATGACCCAACATTGGTAGTAATGCGAGATGTTGCTTGGGACGAATCAGCAACAGTTGCTTCAGTAACACGAGATGCGAGTGTGATGGAACGTGACAAAGTACCGGCAATTAGTAAAGTGAGCGCACACTCAGTCCTTGTCGAGCACGAGTCCAAGATAGGAGTGGTAGAACCAGTACCTGCGATGATGGTGGCTGGGACGCAATCAGGCCCGAAAGTGCCGCAGACAGCTAGTAAAGCTGACATATTCCCCCAACAAAGTAGGGAGCCCGTCGCGATAACGCCGATTGTGGCTCCTGAATCAGGATAAGGGGACCTTTACCGGCTCGCCTGGAGGCGCTGGGGCGGCTGGGGAAATTTTTGGCGTCTAGGGCACTCCCTCACGTTCGGCGGGGTGTGCCTGAAACAATAGTCGAACAGTGGCTGCTGGTGGATAAGTTGGTACATGCAGGATTGAGCACGGTTGCAGCCGGCGTGTCAATGATGTTTTGCAAGTATCCGCTTCAGGTGACTTTGAGTGAGGCGCAGATCGTGGAACTAGCCCGAGAGGGTTTGGAACCATTGCGTGAATTTGGTGAAGTAGAAGATCTAAATAACCTTAAAAACAAAAAAATATTTAAAATGAAAGGCCATTCAGCTGCGGCGAACAAAGTGAACGTGTACGCGTCCGAAGTGTGGCAGGGTTTGAGGCGTGACAGACCGCGCGTGGCCGATAAATTAAATTGTTTGCGTAATAGTTTATACGGGCTATACAATGATCAGGTGGCAGCTGTGATGTTGTACGCCGCTGGATTGGATCACTTAGGTGATGATGGTGTAGAACTGGCGATACGGTTTGTGCGGGACGTTGATGGTGCGAAGAGCGTGAGTACAGTCCTTAAGTCATTGGGGGCGAATGTGACTCGAGCTGGCGCTATGTTGGTTGAGTGCCAAACTTTGCAAGGACGCTGTGTGAACGACATTGATTTGCTAGAAATGGCTCAGACACGGTGTGATCACACTGCAGTAGACAAATTAACCAGCACAGTGGACAGCGTGAAGTTACGTGCGGCCATACGAAATGTGCTCAGACGTGAGTTAGGTGATGTGGTAGAACGCCCAATTGATTTCGAAGATGATGAGACCTTTTGGAAGAGCAGATGGCTTTGGTGTGTCAACGGCAGCCATAGTCGGACAGCCGAGATTGCAGCACATGGGGCTGCTATTAGCATCCCTGGGTTGAAAAGATTACATAGACGTGCATATGCTGAGGCACTGCAGAATAACCCTCTAAAAGAATGGACTGGTGAGAGTTTTTACACAGCATCAAAAAAATTAGAACACGGCAAGACCCGAGCGTTGTTCGCTGGTGATACAGACACGTATTTTGCGTTTGAGCATTTGCTACGGCCTGTTGAGGAACGTTGGCGAGGCGAGCGAGTCATTCTGGACCCTGGAAAAGACGGTACAGCGGGGATGGTTCGCAGAGTTCGCAGGTTGAGAGTTGACGGCGGTGTGAATGTGATGATGGACTATGATGATTTCAACAGTGCGCATACTACCAGTAATATGCAAATGTTGTTTGAGGAGTTGACGGCGTACGTTGGGTATGACCGTGATAAAGCCCGTTTATTGGTAGACAGCTTTATGAGAGCTAATATCCTTGTCGATGGGAGAATAGTCGGCAAGGCTCAAGGCACTTTGATGTCAGGACATCGTGCTACCACTTTCATTAACAGCTGTCTAAACTATGCTTACTTAGAGGCGACTATAGATGGGTTTACATCAGTGCGGTCGATGCATGTGGGTGATGATGTATTTGTGGTGGCACGTGATTTGAGTGATGCGGGTCGGATGATGGAAGCTGTGGCAAACAGCGACCTCAGAATGAATCCAATGAAGCAAAGTGTAGGTACAGTATGTGCCGAGTTTCTCAGATGCGCCATCGGCAACGATGTAGCTCGGGGTTACTTTTCGCGTGCCGTATCTAGCGTTGTGAGTGGCAATTGGGTGACT